ATCTCAAAACATCGCTAAATCTTACATCTCTGCATTAGGTGGTTTCGGTGTAGCTGCTACATCTAACAATGGTACTGATAACAAAGGTACACAATGGTATACTAACGGTTCTTTAACTTATGGTGGTATTCCTTTGTTCGTAGCAAACGGATTGACTGCAAACCAAATGTTAGCTGCTCAAACTTCTAACTTATTCTTCGGTTGCGGTTTGCTCAACGATGCAAATGAAATACGATTAATTGATACCTCCGAAACATTAGGAGATGACAATGTAAGAATCGTAATGAGAGCAGGTTACGCGGTTAACTACCACTCAGTTTCAGATTTGGTTACATACGGAATCACAAATTCAGCAAATTAGTAAATAGCTGAATATCAATACTAGGGGAGGGGATTGACTCCTCCCTTTTTTTATAACTAATTAAAACTCAACAAGATGGCGTGTGACATTGCAAAAGGAAGAGTAGAACAATGCAAAGATCAGGTGGGTGGTCTTAAAGCTGTTTACTTTATCAATTACCAAATAGCTAGAGCTGACATAACGTACGATGCAACGGATACGGATATGATTACAGCAATTACAAACGTAGATACTTTATATAAGTACGAATTAAAAGGTGTAGATAACACATTCGACCAAGACGTTGTTTCTGATCGTAATGCTGGTACAACTTATTTTAGTCAAAAATTAAACATTAGATTAAAGCACCAAGATATTGCTACACATAAGCAAATCAAGTTGTTAAGTTATGGTCGTCCACATATCGTGGTACAAACTAACAATGATCAATTTTTCATTATGGGACTTGAACAAGGTGCAGATGTTGTAGGTGGTACAATTTCTACAGGTGGTGAAATGAAGTCTGCTTCAGGATATTCTTTAAGCTTTGTTGCTGACGAGAAAGTACCTGCTAACTTCTTGAATGCATCAACATCAACTGCGATGTTAGCATTATTTACAAGTTCGACTTTAGTTACTTCATAGTCTAAATAGTTCACTAGGCTAAGAGGGTATATCGATTAAGTTCGGTATACCCTTTCTTTGTTTAAAACAAAATGTAATTCTCAGAGTTATATAAACATGATAGTATTAGAGCCTATATCTACAGCACAAGTATTCAACGTAATTCAAAGACGTAGTGTAACTGCTGGCAATAAATTAGAAATCATAGATGAAGAAACTAACACATCTAGGGTAATAACATTAACAAGCAATGCAACGGGTGATTATTACGATACTATTACCTTAACGATCTCTCCAGCATTAAAGGAAGGACATACATATAATGCCGTACTTTATTATAATACTATTGACAACTATACTTGGAAAGGCAAAGTATTCTGCACTACTAAAGATGACGTGAGAGATTACAGCGTTAATGAGGGTAGATATACTGAAAATACAACAACAAACCAATTTATATTAAATGACTAGTAACCACGTTATAGAATTATCTGCATACACTTCGCCTGTAGTTACGGAAGACAAACGTAATGATTGGGTTAATTATGGAGAAGATAATAATTACTTCCAATTCTTAATCGATAGATATTCGAATAGTGCTACACATAGTGCTGTTGTGAATAACATAAGCAGATTGATCTACGGAAAAGGTTTAAGTGCATTAGATGCATCTAAAAAGCCAAATGATTATGCTCAGATGTTGACTCTATTTACAGCAAATGATTTGCGTAGAGTTATCCAAGACTTATATTTATTAGGTCAGGGTGCATTCCAAGTACATTACGATAAAGGACATAAAAATGTTGTAAAGGTATATCACATCCCAGTGCAGTTATTACGCCCTGAGAAGTGCGATAAAGACGGAAATATTGTAGGTTATTACTATTCCGATAATTGGGAAGACCCAAAGAAATTTGTCCCTAAAAGATTTGATGCATTTGGGGAAGGGAGTTCTGAGATAGAGATATTAATGATACAGCCTTATTCAGTAGGTGCTAAGTATTTCAGTCGTGTTGATTACCAAGGTGCACTAGAATATACTGTACTAGAAGAAAAAATTAGTGAGTATCTTATTAATGAAGTTTCTAACGGTTTCAGTCCAACGACTATAGTAAACTTTAATAATTCTATACCGTCCGATGAGCAAAAAGATGAGATAGCAAGAAGTGTTATAAGTAAATTAACAGGTTCAACAGGCAAGAAAGTAGTAGTGTCATTCAATGAAGATGAAAATAAAAAGACTACAATTGATAGTATTCCACTTCAAGATGCTGCGGACCATTATCAATACTTGTCAGACGAGTGCAGAAGTAAGATTTTAACTGGACATTGTGTTACATCTCCGCTTATATTTGGTATTGCTACGACTACAGGATTCAGTGCAAATGCAGATGAGTTAAAGAATAGTGTTATTTTGTTTGATAACATGGTGATAAGACCAAAGCAAGAGGTAATATTAGAAGCATTGGATAGCATTTTAGCATTCAATGGTGTGTCTTTGAAGTTATATTTCAAGACTTTACAGCCTTTGGAGTTCGTAGACTTATCAAACGCACAATCTACCGACCAAGTAGCTGAAGAAACAGGTGTTGAAATGAGTGCTGAAAAGTCAGAACTTGAAATTTTACTAGATGAATTCGGTGAGGTTTTAGATGATAATTATGTTTTGATAGATGAAAGAGAGGTAGACCACGATAGCGAAGATATTCTAAATAATCATTTACAAGAAATAGAAAGTAAATTATCTACTACTAAACTATCTTTAATTGATAAAATATTAAACTTTGTGTCTAGTGGGACTGCGAGACCTACAGCAATTTCAGCACAAGATAAGCAAGTAAAAGGTACTATGTTTAAAGTACGTTACAAATATACAGGCAATGCTAATCCACAGCGAGAATTTTGTCGCGTAATGATGAACTCTCAAAAAGTATATCGTAAAGAAGATATAGATAGAATGAGCAAAAGTGTTGTAAATAAAGGCTTTGGAGAATTTGGAGCAGATACATATGATATTTTTAGATTTCATGGCGGGCCGAGATGTCACCATAAATGGTCTAGACAAACATTCATGTTAAACGACAAAGATATGTTTGAGCAAATAGGTACTAGAGCAGCTGAAATAAAAGGGTATAAAGTCACTAATCCTTACGAGGTTTCAGTATATCCTAATAACTTACCTTTAAAGGGATTCAGTCCTAACAATCAAAACTTACCATCAGACGTTAAATAATTATGGCAGAAGCATTACTAATAGGAAAAGCAGATTTACAAGCGTACACGGCATTGAATGCTAATGTAGATTCTGACAAGATAATACCATTTATAAAGATAGCTCAAGATATTTGGGTATTGCAATACGTTGGTACTGACTTAATGACTAAGATTAAGAGTGATATCGCAGCAAGTACATTAACAGGTAACTACGCTACGTTGGTAAATACATATTTGAAACCGATGTTGATACATTTCACGATGGTGGAATACTTACCATTTGCAGCTTATTCAATTTCTAATAAAGGACTTTACAAACATAGTTCTGAGAATGCAGAAATAGTAAGCAAGGAAGAAGTAGACTATTTGGTTGAGAAAGAAAAACGTATTGCAGAGAATTACGCACAAAGATTCTTAGACTATATGTGTGACAATGAAGCATTATTCCCTGAGTATCAAACTAACACTAACGGTGATGTTTTGCCACAAAAAAAGAATTACTTATCAAACTGGTATATATGATTAGAGAGGTATACAAGCCTAAACAAAACAATGTAGTAAAATTAGAGTTATATCTTAAGAAGATAAATAAAGATGGCAGACAAAAAGATAAGCGAAGTAACACCGAAGGGAGCGCAACTAGAAGATGATGATTTGTTGATTGTTTCAGAGTTCAACGGAGCTACATACGACACTAAATCCGTTACAGGAATAAATGTGAGACCATACAAGACTATTATGTTTGCTATTACTCAAAATGGTACATCTGCACCAACTGTTGATTATAGCTATACGGGTGAGGTTACGCAAACATTTACACTAGCTAGAACAGCTGTCGGTGAATATACATTAACTGCATCTAGTGCTTTATTTACAGCGAATAAAACATTTATAACTTTTACTCCAACATTTTATATGGGTAGTTTTATATTAGGTGCAAATAACGCATCTAGTACAGTTGTTAGTTTTTATAGTAGAGATAGTACAGATGGATCGCTTGTAGACACTGCATTAGATGGCGCACAATTAGAAATCAAAATAATAAAATAGATATGAGTTTACCAAATTTAGATAGATTAGTTGCTACGAAAGGAACTAAATTAGTTAATGATACAACCGAAGTAACTGCTACAATCGCAGGAATTTTTGTATTAGAAGACACTGTGTTCAATGCAATTAAAGTTGGTGGTTCAGATGTTAAGTCTACATACATCACTACTCCTGGAACTGCGGTGAAAGCAGGTGCATTGATTACAGGACAAGGTGTATTATTCAGCGGTGTTGACTTAACTAGTGGATCGGTTAATCTTATTTTAGGTTAGTATGCTGTACGGTTACGGAATACTAAATAATCATGTACCAACATTAAAGGCTACTGTGATGGGTGGTGGTGTTAGTTGGGATGCAGATGCACTAGCATTTATTACAGCTGCATCTATTACCGATGTTACTCAGAAAAGTGCAGTAAACACTTTAGTTACAAGTCTAAAAACTAATGGTATTTGGACTAAAATGAAAGCTATTTACCCAATGGTTGGTGGCACTGCAATAAGTCATAAATTTAACCTTAAAGATGCAAGAGATTTAGATGTAGCTTACAGGTTGGTGTTTGCTGGAGGATGGACACATTCTAGTAATGGAGCTTTACCGAATGGTACTACTGCTTATGCAGACACTAAATTAATACCTTCATCTATATTATCACAAAACTCTACACACATATCTTCCTATATTAGAAATTCAACAACTGGTATATTAATGGGTACTGATAATTCATATAGACTTTGGATAGCACCTAACTTTAATGGCTCGAATAGATATGTTGAGATAAATACTACAGCTACTACACCATCAGTTGCACCTATTGCATCTATAGGTTTTTGGTTAGGTAATAGAACAGCAAGTAATTCAACAAAATTATTTTTAAACAACACCACAAATTACACTCATACTACAGCATCTACAGGGTTAGATATTAGAAGTATTTTTCTTGCGTCAAGAAATGACACAGGAACTCCAATTAATTTTTCAAGTGCTGAAATTTCATTTTCAACTATTGGAGATGGATTAACGGACACTGAAGCGTCTAACTTCTACACAGCTGTTCAAGCATTTAACACAACATTATCGAGAAACGTATGATAAAAGTAAAACAAATAACACAAACACAAAAACAATCGTTAGTTAATCAAACTTATGACGGTTTGCAATTTTTTAATCCTACGCTAGATGCGGATGGAAATTGGTTTATTTCAATTGAAGAATATAACTATCTAACTTTAGTTCGTGCTAATGAAATTGGAGTTATTTCTTGGTGGTTTACATTACCTGAAATAGATTATAATCCTGTCATACCTGAATTGCCATTATAATGAATGAAGTAAGGTCGATATTGGAGCAGATTAGGAAAATGAAAACACTAGTTGTTATTGTTCTACTTATCGCGTTTATACTATTTTACTACAAGGCTTTGATTACGGAAGTAGTGGAATCCAAAGTAAAGGTAGACGAGGTTAAGAAAGACATTAATAATAATGTATTAGTTCAACAAATGCTAAACGACCTTATGTTAAAGTATAAAGCAGATAGGGCGTACGTGTTTAGATTTCATAATAATGTTTTTTTTTACGATGGGAAGCATAAAAATCACCAAAGTTTAGCATTTGAAGTATGTAATAGAGGTATATCTAGTGAAGCTATGGAACTTCAGAATTTACCTACTAGCTTATTTCCTGTGTTTTTGCAAGAAGTAATGTTAGGTAAAATGATTTATTCAGACATTGAAGAAATAAAAGAGAATTCAACAAAAATATCATTTAGAGAACAAGGTATAAAGTCAGTTATGATAGCACCAGTTTTTGATGATGGTAAATTTGTGAGTTACATAGGGATTGATTATGTTAAAGAAAGAAGTCCTTTAGATTTTAATTACCATGAATTTAAGCAACATACTAATGAAATAGGTAGGATGTTATGTGAATAAACTAAAACAAATAATATGAATATAATTGAAAGACTTAAAGCTAGAACACCAAAGAAAAACAAGCTAGGTGTTAAGGTAGCTGCAGTATTAGGAGCGGTTGCATTAGGTGTAGCAGAAAGCGGTGTAGTAGATAACCGACCAGTAATAAAGATCGCATTAGAGGTGCTGTCAGTTAAGTTAGGTGCAGTTGCAGTTTATAACGCGCAAAAAGTAGAAGCAGATGCTAACGACTAAACAACTAATAAAAAAATACGGTCAACCATCTGAAAATGGAGGTGCGTATCTAGTGACTATTAATTTACCTTATCCAATGCGTCTATCTTGGGATAAGAAAATAAAGGTCAGTAAAATGGTTTGTCATAGACTTGTGGCAAATAACTATTTGAGAGTGTTTAACGAACTATTAGCTACTTATGGATATGATAAGATAGTTGAGTTAGGAATAGACCTTTTTGGCGGATGTTTCAACTTTCGCAAAATGCGAGGCGGTTCAGATTGGAGTAGACATTCCTGGGGTGTAGCAATAGATTTAGATCCTGAACGTAATTTATTAAAAGAAACTTCTGCTACAGCTAGATTCGCAAGACCTGAATACAAACAAATGATTGATATTTTCTATAAACATGGATTTGTTTCGCTAGGTAAAGAGAAAAATTACGACTGGATGCATTTTGAAATAAAGGAATAACACTATCTATTACAACATATTAGACGCAATCTTTAAAAGGGTTGCGTTTTTTTTTAAACTTTTTTTCTTGAATTGTTATTTTATTATAATAAAAGTATTATATTTGTAGAAACAAACAAAGAAAATATGGAATTAGTAGTAGATAACATCGCAAAAGATAAAGCAAAAAAAGTAATGGATGCTTTATTTGAATGTATGAATGATAAAAGTTTATCAAAAGAAGAAAGAAAACAATACTATAAAGAGTATTTAAAAGTTTCATCTAATTACTTAATACTTTGCAGATAATGAATAAAAAAATAATAATTGATGGTTTAAGGCTTGGATTAGGTAGCCAAGGGATTTGGACTCCTGAGTTAGAAGAAATTATTTTAGAAGAAATTAAAAAAAAAGAATTAGACGAAATAATAAACCTAATGATTAAAAAGGGATATGGTAAAAACTTTATGAATGGAGAGTTAGTTGTCGCAATGATTAAAGATATGTTAGAAATTTTAGAAAACAAAAATTTATGACAGCAGTAGAATGGTTAGAAAAAAGATTTTTGCAAACAGAAGGTAATCTATATGAAGAAGATTTTGTAAAAGCCAAAGAAATGGAATTAAAAGAAAAAGCTAAAAAACAATTATTCATAGGCAAAGTATCAGAGATAATTGGAGCTGAAAAAACAATTGAGTTATTAAAACAAGTTAACGAAGAAATAAAATGATTGAATTAGTATTAGGTGGTGCAATTTACTGGGTAATTAGCCATATTGAAGAAGAACGTAAAATTAAAAAAAGATTAAAAGACGCTAAAAAGAAAGTGTTTCCGCAGGATAGTATCCAATATTATACAAGTTTATAGTTATGTTTGTAGCAAAAGCAATATTAGCAATTATAGTAATAACCATTACAATACTATTTATATTATGACAAGTGATTACGCAAGAAAACTAGCTACGGAAGATCTAACACGTAGACTGCAAAGGCAACCTTTTAACACTACTATACTAAATGAGCTTAATAAACGCGCGACAAGGGTTAGTAAGTGTCAAATAGAAGGGCAAAAAAGACTAGATAAAGAGAAAGCAAAGTATTTTAGTAAAGCAATTATAGGTTATAAAGATACTGCATATGCTACGGAAGACGAAATGTTAACCGGATTTACTTGCACGTATGACGACTTAAGCCCTAGTGAGAAATCAATTTACAACAAGTTATGAAAAAATGTTTCGGATGCAAGAAAACTTATCCATTAATAATGTATCATGTAAATACGTCTAAGTATATGCGTGAAGCTGATAAAGGTGTAACTATAGAATGTAGAATATGTTGCTTTAAACGAATGAAAAAAGATAAAGGTATTATGCAAAGAATCGATAATAAATTTACCTTTGTGAATATTAATCCAATTAAATACTTTTTTAAGAAATAGCAACGTAACTCCAGAATCGCTGTAATAAAGCCTCTTGCTTGGACTCCTATCGTAAATGGTAGGAGTTTTTTTATGCTAAAACAATTAATTAAATTGTTAGTTAATTAAGCATGAAGGAACACAAGGACCAAATACTTAGTCTATATAAAACAGGCTTGCCTATCTCTGAAATTGCAAAGAAAATCTGCAAAGAAAACAACATCGAATTTACGGATAGCAAAAGAAGAAGAACTTCCGAAATCATAAACAAAGAGAAAAGTCGTGGTGTATTAGATGAGTGTGAAGCCGTAGGAATAGATCCCGACAAAATAAAGAACTACTGGTATAAAGGCAAGCACTATTCCATCAACGTAAAAGGCGAAACGGATACATTCAAGTACGAAGACTTTAAAGAAGACTTTATAGCATCGGTTAAGGATATCAAACCTAACTACATTCAAATAATTAGAACGGATTCAGAAGAAGAATCACACTGCTTACTCATCGATCCAGCCGACATACACGTGAACAAGCTATGTTCTGCATTCGAAACAGGAGAGGAATACAATTCTCAGATGGCAGTACAACGTGTTAGAGATGGTGTATCGTCGATTTTAAGCAAGTCTAAGGGCTTTAATATAGATAAGATAATACTTATTGTAGGTAATGATGTTTTAAACACGGATAACACGCGAAATCAAACAACAAAGGGAACGCAACAAGATACGCACATGAAGTGGTTCGACGCATTCTTAATGGCAAAGCAGTTATATATCGACATTATTAGTACATTAGTTGCTATTGCAGACCTAGAAGTTGTATATAATGTATCCAATCACGACGAGATGTCAGGTTTCTTTCTAATGGATTCTATCTATTCATGGTACAACGAACATCCTAATATCACATTTAATCGTTCACCAGCACATCGTAAGTATTCCGTATATGGTAAGAACTTAATCGGTACAACACATGGAGACGGAGCTAAACAAACCGATCTTCCTCTATTAATGTGCCACGAAGCTAGTCAACATTGGCATGATTGCAAGCATCGATATTGGTTTACTCACCATGTTCACCACAAAACTAGCAAAGATGTAATGTCGGTACAAATTGAATCCCTACGTTCACCATCTCCTGCAGATTCATGGCATCACAAAAGTGGGTATCAACACTCACCACTAGCAATCGAAGGGTTTATATTCCATAAATCACATGGACAAGTAGCACGACTTACGACCTGTTTTGAGGTTATAACCTTAAAATAAAATAAAAATTTAAAGTTAATCATGGCAAAAGTAACCCTAGAATTCGACTCAATAGAAGATAGCGAAGATTTAAAATGCGCACTATACGGATGGAAATACGCATTTGTAATTGACGAACTAGATCAATACTATAGAAGCATATATAAATACTCTGAAATAGGTTCAGAAATAGAAAATGCAGAACAAGTACGCGACAAAATTCGTCAAATAATGCATGAGAATGGGTTGACGATGGAATAACATCTCCCCTATCTTTACGCATCTCTACAGCTATCTCTACAGCTACAACCCTAGTAAAATATAGGGTTAACGTAAAAACGTAGAGATGTAATCGTAAAATGCCAATCTTTTATATAAAACGGAACAGGTGAAAATAAAAAAAAATGAAATTTACCTCTCCATCTCTACAAAAACTTATAACTACTATTAAAATCAACACTTTAACCCGTAGAGATGAGTGTAGAGATAGCGTAAAGATGTGTAGAGATGTAATTTTTTTCATAAAAAGTATTGTAGATTAAAAAAGAATATTTATATTTGCTCACGTTCTCATCCTACATTATAAGAACAAAGAGATTTTAAGAGCCTCTATTATGAATAACAAGGTAGGATGTGTTAGGATTAATAGGGGCTTTTTATTTAAAACAAATTATTATGAAAAAAATTATTCATTTCTAAGAATCTCTTAAACTTATAGTTATTAAGAGACACTTTACCATCTTGATTTACGGACCAGAATTTGTCCTCAGGATTTATGCTATTCATACTACTATTATATTATTTACGTGGTTATTAAAAATATCTTTATCTATTCTATACACTCTTTTAAATGATTCAGATATAAATTTACGTGCTACTTCAGTTGCCAAAAATACATCTTTTTTTCTACTATTGTTTTCTAGTGTCAAAGTTACTTTAGATTTATATTGATTACACTTTATAGGCTTTAAGTTACGATTAGTATTACGATTCGTAACATTTCCGAAGTTACTAATGTAATAATTCTCTTCTAAGTGTTTCCAAGTTTCTACCATTCTTGCTCGTTAAACATACAATAATCATTTCCAGGATGTGCATTAATCCAATCACCAGGGTATAGATAAAATTTCTTTAAATTACCTGTATTCGAATTTCTAATAACAATAGAATGATCCTTTACGTTATCATCTACAATTAACCCACAAGATGATGGTTCTTTCTGACAGCTAAACAATCCAATTGCTAATGCTGATACTAATACTAATTTTTTCATAATGTTTCTTTTAATTTATTTTGGTATGCTTGACTTGCTGCTAATTCACAATTAAATAATCCTAAATGATATTGCTTTTGATTAATATTAATTTTAGCAGTCCATTTATTTGAGTTTTTATCCCAACTTACTCCTAAATATTTAGATGAAAAATTACCATTCATCTTACTGATATTTTGTCGTTGTGAAATTAATTGTAAATTTTCAACTTTATTATCTAAAGGATTACCATTAATGTGGTCAATTACTAATTTCATACCGCAAGGTGTATGGTTTAAAAACATTTCAGCAACCAATTGATGTACCCTTTTATTTTTTTGTACTCCATTTTTAGAAAGTCCAACACAATAATATCTTGCAGATATATATGGATTTAAACATCTATTTATATAAAGTGATTTTACTCTACCTAAAGAGCTGACTTCGTAAAGTCCTTCGTAATTCGGAATTGGTTT